TGTAGAAGATCCAATGGGTGCTTACCCAGAGTTTGACCGTTTTGGTCGTTGCGTAGCATACGCAAAGCGTTACATGAAGTCTATTGGCGAACTAGCCAATGAGTATCCAGAGTACGCAGGAGCAATCCTTGGACAACTTGGATACAACCAAAATACAAATGCTATCATTGAAGTAATCCGTTATACAGACAAAGACTACACATGCTTGTATGTTCCTAGCCGTGGTAATCTAATTCTCAATCAAGCAAAAAATCTTTTAGGAAAGATGACTGTGCATATTGCACGTCGTCCAGGTATCGATGATGAAGCACGTGGACAGTTTGATGATGTCCTCTATGTACAACTAGCACGTGCTCGTTTTGCAAACCTTGCTATGGAAGCAGCCGAAAAGGCTATCCAAGCACCAATGGTTGTGCCAAACGATGTTATCGATTTGCCTATGGGTCCTGATGCGATCATCAGAACTGCACAACCACAATCTGTGGGGCGTGTCAAACTTGACATTCCCTCTGCTACTTTCCAGGAGCAAGCGGCACTCCAATCAGAATTACGACTTGGTGCTCGATATCCTGAAGGTAGAACTGGAAACATTGACGCCAGTATTATTACTGGTCAAGGTGTCCAGGCACTTCTAGGCGCTTTCGATTCTCAGATCAAGGCTGGTCAAACCATTCTTGCTGAGGTATTGGAAGATGTCTTGAAGGTATGCTTTGAAATGGATGAACTCCTTTTCAACAGTGAAAAGAGTGTCAAAGGTGTCGCACAGGGTACGCCGTACGAGTTAAAGTACATGCCAAGCAAGGACATCAAGGGTGATACTTCTGTAGAAGTACGCTATGGCTTGATGGCTGGATTAGACCCTTCTCGCGCTTTGATCTTCTCACTACAAGCATTGGGTGCAGATCTAGTATCTAAAGATTTCATTCGTCGTGAACTTCCATGGAGCGTTAACGTTACATTGGAAGAACAACGCATTGAAATTGAAAAGATGCGTGATAATCTTACTGCAGCAATTACTGCAAGTGCTCAAGCAATTCCTGCTATGGCAGCACAAGGACAAGATCCATCTAAACTTATTCAAAATATTGCTGACGTGATTGAACGACGTCGCAAGGGGGACAGTATAGAGGCTGCTGCGTTGGCAGTGTTCACACCGCCTGCGGTTCCTGAACAACCGACTCAGCCAGAGATGGTTCCACCAGGCTCACAGGGCCCAGTTGAGCAGACGCCCCCGTCCCCAGTCACTCCTGGACAACCCTCTGGTGGAACCCCTCAACAACCACCCGCAGATCTACAAACAATTTTGGCAGGCTTAGGAGGATAAATCATGGCAACACAGCGTAAAAGAAAAACAAGAACTGTTGCTGATGAAAATTACTCTAAGTTAGACCAATACGCAATTGAACTACATGAGTTCTTCAAGTCATTGCGCAAAGCAGGATTTAGTAATGATAATGCTCTATGGTTATTATCAGCCAAGGAATCATTTCCTGATTGGTTGCAAGATAAGCCAACTAAAAGAGACATACTACAACATTTAGAAGACGAAGAGGACGACTAATGGTAAAGCAGGTAGTTTCAGGAGTCGGAAAGAAGTCTGCTCGCGTAGATCAAAACGTTGTTGAACGTGTTCAGCGTGTACAACGCGAAGCAACTATGGCAAATGCTACTAATGGCGCACAAGGTTCTCTTAAGATCAATAAAGAATTATCACAAGGTGGAGACATGCCTACTACCGCGAGCGCAGTATCTGCTGATACAACTCAAACTGCTGCTTCTGTAAGCATTCCGCCTATTGATGTTTTTGCTCCAGGACGTACTGCACCACTTTCAGAGGGTGCACCTGGTGGTCCAGGTTCTAATTTACAACAAGTTCCTGTTGATGCAATCGATCAGGGTTCTGCTTTAGCACGTGCACTTTATGCTGCTAATCCAAACTCACGTCAATTACGCCTTTTGGTGGAAGCCTATAACGAAGAAGGTCGTTAGTGGCTAATCCAACTCAACCTACTCTATCTGGCGCTGCTCAGTCACTTTACTCTAACCAACGAGAGACACTTCAGCGTAACGTAAATATGGCTATGTCCAATTTAACGCCAGATAAGTATCAAAATTTTAATGGAATCGTAAGTCGATATCCAAATATCAGCAAAGACCTTGTAATGGCTATGGTTCAACAAGGATTAACTGCTGATACTCCTGGTATTGGCAAGATTGTATCTCTAGACGGTATCACACAACTCAAAAACGATACTATGAACGTAGATAAAATCAAATCTACAGTCAAAGCAAATCGTGGTGTGGCAGGTTCTATAGCAGATGCGTTTAGAAATGCTGTTTATGATCCATTTAAAGGTGCTACACGCATTGGTTTTGCCATGCTTCGTTCACCATATGACTTTGCAACCACAGTAACACGCGACATTACAGCAATTGCTAATGATGAAAAGGGTGCTGGCGGTCAATTTGTTAAAGATCTTACTGCTGGTATCTTTGGTGAAAGCACTCAATTTGGACAAATTGTACGTAATGCCAATAAAGGTACAGGTTCTGGCTTCTTTATCACACCAGAGACCAAGGTTGGCAAAGACCAAGCCAAGGCTATGGGCGCATACGGCAAAATTGGTGGACAATCATTTACAATTGGACGCTTTGCTGCTAAAAGTTTAGGCGGAACTCCAGATTCTACTGGATATCGTATTGCTTCTGGTATTGTTGACGCTACTCTTAACTTAGCACTTGATCCAAGCACATGGTTCGGTCCTGGTGCTGTAGGTAAAATTGTTACAAAGGGACGTAAACTTAAAGAAGTTAAGGACATTGCACGTCCTTTCTCACTAGAAGGTCAGTTAGAAGAAAGCCGAAAGGCTTCTGAAGAAGCATATAAACTTGCTCAAGAGTCTAACAAAGTAATTAAGAATATTCGTACACGTACTGCCAACAAGTTCCTCAAGGAAGAATCAGAATTTACTGCACTTGAGCAGACAAAGGTTAAGGCTTACAGTCGTACAGTTAATAAGATTCTAAATACAGAACAAGACGTATTTAAGAACCTTGCAACAGATGCTACTGCAAAGAAAACTCTATCTACAGGGTCATTGGTTAACTGGTTAGTTACACATCCAAAGATGCAGACTGGTGAACTTACAAAGGCGATAGATGAACTATCTGCTGACTATAAGAACACTGGTGGATTCTTTGAAGGCTACATCATGCTCGATGAAGTTCCAGAGGTTGGCAAAATCTCTGTTGGAGCACACGACCTTGATGAATATGCAGTTACTCTTGTAGGCAAGAAGAAGCCTCAACTTTTAGATTTAGCGGATGACTTTACTGGTGCTACACCTGCAGCAAAGAAGAAAGAAGCAATGCTTCGTGACTTCCTTGTCAAGGCTATTAACGATGAAGCAAATGATTTTGCTAATCATCCAGCCACACGTCAAGTATTTGATGACCTATATGTAGCAATTAAAGAAGCAGCATCTGTGGGTGGAGACCCAACAACTGCTATTGCTCTAGGAACTGGTGGAACTTTTGCTACTCTTGGTAGCATTATCGGTAAAGTAGCACAGTCTAAGAACATCGAAGCGATGCATAAACTCTCAGATATGGTTCAAGATATCTGGAAGATAGATGGATTTGCTAATACACGTTCTATCTACGGTGGACAAGGTGGCTATGTAGTCACTAATGCCAAGATGCTTGCTGCTAATAAGGCAGAGATTGCTGCTGCAGCATCAGAGATTCTTGACCCAACTAACCTTGGACCTAACGTTCTTAAACTAGTTGAGTCTATGAAGGGCACAGAAGCAGAACTTTCTAAGTCTGCAGAACGTGTTGCTAAGGCAAAACAGCAGGAAGATGATCTAGCACGTCGTATTAAAGACGTTAATCTATTCCGTAACTATGCTGACCAAGACCCAGAAGTACTTCAAGCAATCATTAACAATCCTGAATACAAGGATCTAAAGAAGATTATTGACTTGAATATCAAGGTAGCAGATAAAGATATTGCTGCTGAATGGTATCGTGCAGAGGTTGGTCTCACAGATAGTTTTGGTGGCGAACTAGGCAAAGACTTTGGTAAAGCACTCAAGTATATGCTTGGACGTCGCTTTGCTGAGATTTCAGAAGTTGTAGCACGTGAGACAGATCCTGTCCGTATCCGTAACTTCTTTGGTAAGAAACTAGATGCCGAAATGGTAACTGCTCTTACTGCTGCTAAGACAAGTGATGATGTAATGCGAGTATTCCTCGAGCACCTTGGTGCCGAGACTACAGATCCAAACATCTTTAGGTCTTTGTCACTACGTGCTGAAGCAGGAAATCTAGTTGCTAACCCATTGGGCAAACTAGTAGATCCTATTAGTCTTGTTCCTACACGATTTGCAGAGACAGTAGAACGCAACTTTAGCCGTTACTTTGTACGCTCAGTTGCTGTAAATCTAAATGATACTACTGCTTTGACCAATGCTGTTGAGGACTGGATTAGTTCTGCAAGCATTAAGAGTGCATTGGGTAGTAAGTTCCAAGAAGGACTTATTGACGATACTGTCAGAAAACTTCTACAGGCTAATACCAATCAGGAACGTGGCGCTGTTGTCGAAAAGGCAATGACTGAAATTGTTGAGACTATTGCCAAGGGCAATAAACTTGACCCAGATGCTATTGAAGAATTATCTAGAGTTGTCAAGATGAACGCTAGAGAAAAGAAAGCAGCAGAAGTCTACTCTGTCGGTAAGACAGTAAATGACGAAGTTCCAGAGATTATCTATGCTGGTGCTGATAACGTTAAACTTCCTGGCGCTATCAATGAGTTCCAGTTACTACAAGATCAGATTCACTTGCCTGATTCAAGAGAAGTCTTGAAGGTTATGAATAAGTTCTCAACTAACTCAAAGATTTACGGCAAGGGTGCTGCTACAAGAGTTCTTGTTGAAGAGTTTGGTGATATCTGGCGTACTACTCAGTTAGTATTCCGTATCTCATACGTATGGCGAAACATCGCAGAAATGCAGATGCGTCAGATGTTCTCAGGACACGCCAATATGATTACTCATCCATTGCAGTTTGCTGCCATGGTTATGGGAGATCCAAAGGGTGGCAAGATGTCACAGGCGCTCTTTAAGCGCTACCAAAAGTTTGGAACAGACCTAGAAGGCAACGCATTTAAGAACGCTGAAGCCGAAGGTGAGTTCCTAGAGGCTGTTCGTGAGTATCAAACACACGGACATCGTATGGCTTCTGTATCTGATTACCGTGGTAATCGTCGTTCTGAAGTATTTAAGTACTACAGAATTGCAGAATCTGGTAGCCCAGAATTCTTTGACGGACTTGCATATACAATTAATCGTTTTGCCAGTGATCGTCTGAATCCTGAAATTGCTCGACTTATTATCAATGGTGATGAGAACGCAAAGCGTGCTTATGTAGCCAGATTGATTAATGGTTTTGATAGCAAAGATAGCATTATCAAGGATTATGTCCTTGGTGCATTCAAGAAGAATGATGGAATCCGTCAGATCTTCCTTAAAGACCACTCACTTGGTGATGCTGGAAATGTCAAGGAAAATCTAGATCCAGAGAAAATCTTTACGTTCTTCTTTGATGATGCTCAAGAGCATACACTTGCTGGACAGATCAGAAACCTTGCTGGTAATGGACCTAAGTCATACCTAATCAAGGATCTTATTGCTAATGGTTCTGTTAAGTTTACAACAGCAGAAGGCAATACAGTCAAGATTACTGCTCCTTGGATTGAAGGTACTAAGACATCTCAGGAACTTGCTTCCATGGAAAAGGTCTTTAAAGAGACACTTGAAAAGCATTTCTCACCAGAAGATCTTGCTGGTTCACGTGTTATTGTTGAAAAACAAAGCGCTGTTGGTTTGCCAGGTACTAAAGAAATCAGCAAACTAGTTGATCGATTCTTTGAGTATGCAACACGCATGGAATCAAAGTTAAACTTTGGTCCAGAATATCAGATGTCATACTGGGATTACGTAGGACGCTATGCTCGCATGCTCACTACAGAAGATCTCAAGTACGTACAACGTAAGGCAGTAGAGAATCTTGGTGGTATCCGTAAGGGTAACAAGATTATTGGTCCTAAACACCCAACACTTCGTGTTATTGAAACCGAATTGAAGAAGCGTTTAAAGAACCCAGATTACGTCCACGAAGGTGGATCTGCATGGACAACTATTCATCAGATGGCTGCTCGTAACGCATCAAGTTATGTTAAAGACTTGTTCTATGACGCTAGCCGTCAACGTCAGTACGCTAACGCATGGCGTTTGATTTTCCCATTCGCTCAGGCACAGGGAAATACGCTATACAAGTGGGGTCAATTGTTCTACGAGAACCCAGTTCCAGCGTATCGCTTTGCTAAGGCGTTTAATGGTCTCAATCAAAAAGACTCAAACGTTATCTATGATGCAACTGGCATGACATACGACGATAACCAAGGATTCTTCTATACAGAACCTGGAAGCACACGTCAACAGTTTAAGATTCCATTAGTGGGTAACTTTATGGGTGCCCTTGCTGGTAGAAACCTAGATGCTGCGCAGGCTCTGCAGATTACTGCACCTGTACAGTCACTTAACTTGGCATTTGGTCAGGTCAATCCTATGCTTCCTGGAGTTGGTCCAGCAGGACAATTACTCTTTACAGTAAGCGGTAAGACTGCAGCATTTGGTCCTACATGGCAGGTATTCAGAGACATAGTTACACCGTTTGGTGAGCCTAATAGCATTGAAGATATTATCTTCCCTGCATGGATGCGTAAGACTGCTCTATACGCCATGGGAGATAAGGCTACAGTACAACGTGGCGTTAAGGACTGGGCATCATACCTAGCATCTACTGGTGATTACGGCGATAACCCACTTGCTGACGATGCTCAAAGAACTAAATTGTTCCACGATGCTGAAACAATGTCGCGTGAAATTGGCTTTATGAATGCTATCTTCCAGAGCATTTCTCCAGCAACTCCATCTACTGAGGTTCTTGCAAAGATTAAGAATCCAGAAAACAAGATGAACTTCATGACAATGACCATGCTTTATGACTATTGGGATAAGTTGTCACAGAAGAATCCTGGAGATTACGGCAAGACAGTAGTTGAATTTGCTAACAAGTTTGGCAAGAACAACATTATGATTGCACTTGGTGGATCTACAAGCGCTGTACGTGGTACAGATGATGCTTGGACATTCCTCAATAACAATCCTACTGCTGCTGATATGTATGCTCGTAGCCCTGGAGATGTAGTTCCTTACTTCTTCCCTGGCGGAGAGTACTCATTGAAGTACTACAACTGGCAGAAGAACTCAGGTGCACGTCGTTTGCTATCTGCAAATGAACTTGCTAACGAAGCAGAAGGCATGATTTATGCCATGCTTAAGTCTCAGATTTCAGAAGAGCAGATTACTAATAACTATCCTAACTTCTGGTATGTAGATCAGATTGCTAAGTTAGATAAACAGTTCGGTGCTAGACCACCTGAGGCTGTAACTACAGCAACTGCTGGAGAAAAGATTGCTCGTATTGGTCAAGCACTTGCTGATCCAGCATTTAAAACTTCACCAATATACAAGGAAATCTCTGAATTCTATCCTAAGTATCTTGAATTCCAGACTCTCTTGAATAAACTTAAGGTAAGCAATTACGCTGAACTTAGTGCTAAGGGTGGATTCCCTACGCTATTGCGTAACGATTTGGTAGCAACCGCAGAAAAACTCATGGTAAACAACCCTGCATTCTCTCGTATGTACTACGGAGTATTTGCTGGACAATTGGAAGGTTAATAGATGGCTACGAATAAGGGTATGGGCAATTATTCAATGTCCGTGCAGAATCAAAACCAAACCCCTGTTACAGCCTATGCTACTATGGGTGAAATTGTTTCTAACCAAATTGGTCCTAACCGTTATACAAGCCCTAACGATTTATATCTTCAGTTCCTTGGTGCTACAGATCCACTGGCTAAGAGCACAGCATTTCAGAATCTCTACCGTGGATTAGCATCACAAGCAGCACCTGCTGGTTCTAAATCAGGCAATATGTTTGACTATGTTCAGACACTGCTTCGTGGTACAAAGTTCTCTACAGGCAAGACTGCCACTGGTATCTTAGATCCAAAGGATATTAGCGGAATGGAAACTGCACTCAAGGGTGCTATTGGACAGAACGCTGACCTTGTTTCCTACCTTGAGGCAATTGCTAAGTCAGGACTTGCTGGTGGTGGAATTAAACAACCAGACACTACTCCTAAGTACAATAAGCAGATATCTACTGCTCTTAAGTACAAGGATGCTAATGATGCTAAAGTAGCCCTTAGTGATGCATACTTTGCAGCATGGGGTTCTGCTCCAAGTGCTGATCTGATTACTCAGTTCCAGAATGCTTGGAATCAAGAAGTTAAGTTACAGGAAAAGCCAACAACTACAAGTACTGTTACATCATTCAAGCCTGTTATTGACCCTAAGACTGGTAAGCAACTCAAGAACAAAGAAGGCGTTCTTCAGTACGAGACCATTACAAAGATGGGTACTACTACTGGTGGAGAAGGATTTACTGCAGAAGAACAACAGAAGTTCCTTGCTGATTACTTAGTTACTAACTTCCCACAAGAGAAGTTCAATGTAGAAGGTCTTGGCGGAGCAGCAAAAACTATCTATGATGAGATTGCTGCTACCTATAAGAACAACCTTCTTCCAGTTCCAGCATTCTCTACAGTTGCTCCTTTGATTACTTCTCTCATCGGACAAACAGATGCAACTGTTAGCAAGACTATCCTTGATAAGGCTAAGAGCGATATTCGCGTCACAACAGCAAACAAGTACATGAGTATTGCTGACTACCTCAATGCTGGAGAAGATGCTACCAAGTATATCCAGCCTTTACAGCAAACAGTCTCAGCAGCCCTTGAAACAGATGTAACTGTAGAAGATGGTTTGATGAAGCAATTTTTAAACTTTCAGGGTTCTGATGGAAAGTACCGTCTACCAAACGACTGGGAAATTACACAGGCAATTATGAAAGACCCTCGTTATAAGAAGACATCTAAAGCAATCAATCAAGCAATCAATGTTGCTGACAGTCTAGCAAGTAAGTTAGGACGATAATGGGTTATCAAGATTGGCAAGCCAGTGATCGTGACACCAAGAATGCAGTTGCTGCTGCAAACACTGCTAAGACCGCTGCGGATACTGCTATTGCAAATGCAAATAAAATTACAGCAAAAGCGCCAGGTAGTGCTGCAGAAGCAGCGCGCCAACAGGCTGCAGTAGATGCAGCAAATGCTGCCGTTGCTGCATATAATGCTGCTGCTGATACTGCTGCTAAAGCAAGCATGTTTTCAACAGACTGGTTTGGTCTAGGTACAGACTTCTTAAAGTCAACTGGTCTTGATAAGAATATTTACACTCCAACAGTAGGACTATCTGGAGGTAATGTTCAAGCCATTTCAAAGTATGTAGTTAATTCATACTATGTTGGAAGTGGCGCAAATCGCATGCTTGTTACTGTATATAGTGATGGAAGCATAGAGCGTACTCCAGCACCTGAAACAACTGCTGAACAATCTGGATCAAGTACAGAAGTACTAAAGTCTATTCTCAAGGGAATGGGATTTAACTCTAAGATTATTGACGCTTCTACAACATTCCTAGAGTCATTAATTTCTGAAGGTCTAGATTACGATAATGCAGTATCTGTATTTCTGAACTCAAAAGACTATACAACCAAGGCTGGTACTAAACTAGAATCCCCATTCTATACAGAATATGGATACCTCAACGAAGGTCTTGTGAACCCTAAGACTGCTGCAGAACTCTACAATGCTGTAGAAGGCTATAAGGGAATTGTCGACAAATACTCTTTGAACCAAAAGTTCATCTCATCTGAATCCCTTAAGGCTTATGTCAAGAACAACGTAACAGTTGCAGACCTTGATGAGCGTGCTAACACTGCTCGCCTAAAGGCTATTAGTGCTGATACTGGACAGGTTAATGCCCTTATCAAACTAGGATACATTTCAACACCAGACCAACTTACAGATTTTTACCTCAATCCTAATATCGGTAAAGAGACACTTGAGCAGAACCGTATTACAGGTGCGTTTACTGCTGAGGCTCTACGTCGTGCTAACGCTGGTATTCAATTTGATAAAGAACGCTTTACTCAATATGGCGCGATGCTTACTCAGAAGGGTCTTACAGAGGCTCAAGCAGGTCAGGTTGCTGGTCAAGCGTTTGAAACAATTGGTGAGCAACTCAAGCCTCTCACAGCCTATTCACAAATGTATGAAAAAACTGGCGGAACTGAACAGGCTAATGCTCAACTTGCTGGAACAATCCAACAGGAACTTGAGTCAGAGCAGTTGCTAGGAATGGCTTCACAACGCCGTAAGAGGCTCTCTGAGCAGGCTACGCTGTCTTTCCAGGCTAAACCTGGACTAGCAAGCACAGCGCTCAATACAAGAGGCACTGCAGGCTTACTCTAACAATAGAATCCCAAACGGATCCATCGGCCCCGTTGGTGTATAAGACCGATAGTACGAGCCAATTCATATCCCCGTATGAACTTGAGGCGTGCGACAACTACTAATGTAAGGGAGAGGTTGCTATGAGCAACGACCGCGATAACTACTGGGACGAAGAAGAAGACGATAATGAGTTTACTCCTTCGTTTGATTCGGATACAGACCTTGTTAAGAAACTACGTAAAGCCCTCAAGGCTGAACAGCGACGTAACAAGGAATTAGAGACTTCTTTAGGAGATCTAACTAAGTCCCAAAGAGAGCGGGTTTTGAAGGATGTATTGTCATCCCGTGGCGTAAACGCCAAGGTGGCATCGTTCGTGCCTAATGATATTGATGCTTCAGAGGAAGCGATTTCAAGTTGGCTTGACCAGAACGCTGATGTGTTCGGGTTTGAGATTCAACAGAAAAATGAAGTCAGTCAGCAGGATGTCGCACAATTGCGACAGATGGACAATGTTACATCTGGTGCTTTATCCCCCGATAAGGCAGAAGACCTAGGAATTAAAATCCAAGGCGCACAATCTGCTGATGAAATTCTAAACCTAATCTACGGTGCTCAATCGTAGTAATCATCTACCGAAAGGATTAGTCACTTGGCTAATTTATACACAGCAGCCTCCTTGCCAGCAGGGCAAGCAGGTACAGTTGTCGGTGCTAACCTTGTCACACAGGCGTATGACCGTCTCGTAGAGTTCGCTCTTCGTTCCGTTCCTACATTCCGTTCTGTTGCTGACAAGAAGGTTGGAAACCAGACACACCCAGGTTCATCTGTTCTATTCCAGTTGTACAACGACCTTGCTGTCGCTACAACTGCTCTAACAGAAACAGTTGATCCAGATGCAGTTGCAGTTCCTGCAACAAGCACAGTTGCCGTTACTCTAAACGAATACGGTAACTCAATCATTTCAACACGCAAGTTGGACCTCTTCTCACTCGCTGATGTAGAGCCAGCACTTGCAAACATCGTAGCATTCAACATGAATGACTCACTTGACACAGTAGTACGTTCAGTACTTGCTGGTGGTTCACAAGTAATCCGCGAATCTGCTGGATCACTTTCAACATCTGCAGCAGTTACAACAATTACTGGTACAGATACACTCAAGTCACGCGATATTCGCTACGCAGTTGCAAAACTACGCGCAGCAAACGTTGTGCCACGTCGTGGTTCACTATACGCTTCATACATCCACCCAGAAGTTTCACACGACCTTCGTGCTGAAACAGGTGCTGGTGCATGGCGTCAACCACACGAATACGTAGATCCATCAGGTATCTACGCTGGTGAAATTGGAACATACGAAGGAGTCGCATTCATTGAGTCTCCACGTCTTCCAAACTCACAAGCAGGTTCAGGTGCAGGTGCATCTCAAGTTCGCGTCTATGACACATTCATCATGGGTCAACAGGCACTTGCAGAAGCAGTTGCTGAAGAACCACACACAGTTATCGGTCCAGTTACTGATAAGTTGATGCGTCTACGTCCAATCGGATGGTACGGCGTACTTGGTTGGAACCTATACCGTCCAGAGTCACTCTGGCGTATCCAGACAGCATCGTCTGTCCGTCCAACAGTCTAATAGTCGTTAGATAGGTGGAGTGGGATTCCCCTCGAAAGGTTTCCCACTCTATCCGTAAAACTGCTAGGAGGAAAAATGACATACATGTTTTACCCACCAACTGTAGAAGAAGGTCCTGCAGGATACAACGTCCTGCACTACCGCTACAAGTTAAAGCGTGGAGTAACTGTTATCAAAGAAGCAGGTGTCTATCGTGAGACACGCTTCCCATACGCAGAAGAATTGGCTAATGCTGATCTCTACTATCTTGGTGGACATGAGTATGAAGTTGATGCAACAGAAAAGGCTGCTCTTGAAGCAGCAGGTTATACCGTAGTAACTATCTAGGGGGACAGATGACACTACATCAGGAAAGAGAACATCCTGAGTTCGTAGAAGGTTGCTTTGCCTGCAAGGTAGGTGTGATAGCCGTTAATAGCGGTGCTGCTAACAGTGGCTTCACTATGACACCTAAAGCGTGGGACGCAGAATTGCAAGCGTACAGAAATGCACGTGCGCAGGGTATCCAACCAGCATCCACAAAGATGAAGGATATCCAAGTAGCAGAAGAAATCAGCAGTAGATCAGGTAAAGCCTTCAAGGCAGACGACTCATTAGGAGGGTTAGTTTAATGTCAATGAAAAACGAAAAGTACAAGTCAAAGTCAATGATGAAGAAGCACGAAAAGATGGAAGGCAAGAAGGAACGTATGATGGAATACGGTTCTAAAAAGAAGATTGCTAAGAAGTCTATGCCTCGCAAGAAGGGCATGTAGTCATGGCTGCAAAGTCACGTACTAGCGCTGATGACAAGTCAAAGCAGACAAATGCATTTAGATCTGCAGTTGGATACGCAAAGACTGTAGCAAGAGAATTCCGTGATGTTCCAACAGCGGTAGCAACTGGAATTGTTACTGGATTTAAAAGAGGACAAGGTGCTCAGCCAGGATCCAAAGCATTACAAACTCTTGTAGACAATGATACACGTGCTAACTGGAATGCTCGCAAGCAATACAAAGAAGCAATTCAATCACTTGCTGGCAAAAAGGGAACTCGCTCTGATGAAGTCAAGGGCATGAAGTACATTAACAAAACTCCTAAGAAGAAGTAATGTCTAGCGGTCAGGGTAAGGTCAAGGTCGCATTTAACAAGACCCAGATCAAAGACGGAAAGATTGCAGTTCTTCGCAAGGACGGAAGAGTCAAGTTCTACAAAGATAGACTGACTGGAGAAGTAATCAAATGAAAAAAGCATTTTGGGATAAAAAGAATCCAAAGAAAACATCAAAGACATTAACACCTGCACGGAAATCTGCAGCAAAGGCTAGGGCAAAGGCAGCAGGACGTCCTTATCCTAATCTTGTAGATAACGCAGCAGTAGCAAGGAAAAAGAAATGAAAGACTCACGTTTAACACGGGCTGGAGTATCAGGCTTTAATAAGCCTAAGAGAACTCCAAGCCACCCTACTAAGTCACACGTAGTTGTGGCTAAGGTAGGTAGCCAGGTTAAAACCATCCGCTTTGGTCAACAAGGCGTTTCTGGCTCACCTAAAAAAGCAGGAGA